TCACACAGAAACGGACGACCCAGACTGTGTATGCTGCTCCAGAACACCGGCCATTCCAAGAAGGTCTGACGGAGCAAGATGAGCGTACCGGAGCGTTGTCTGAATGCTACGATGGCCCATCCACTGCTGGACACGGCGAAGGTCGACCCCGCGCTGTACCAGTCTGCTGGCGCAGGTGTGCCTTAGGGTATGAATCACCACATCGTCAAGCTTTAGGTGAGCCATGGCTCGATCCCAGTGTGTGCGGAGCTGTCCGTTCTTGGAGCGGAACATGCGGAACGGACCCGGCTGATCGGGATGCCGTGCCTTGATCTTGCGCAACTCAGCCTTGGCTCGATCCGTAAGCGGCAGGGTGCGTGGCGGGGACTTCTTGTCCTTCCAGAAGGTGACCGTGGCGAGATCCTCCCCGAGATCACCCCAGCCGAGACCGAGGATTGCCGAGAGGCGGCCACCAGTGTCGAGGGCGAAGACCGTGAAGGCGTAGGCGTCATCCATACCCCACTTGCGGAAGAGCGTGAGCAGCCGGTTCTCCTCGTCAACCGTCAGGAATCGGGTCCGACCAATGCCCTCCTCCTGCAGCGGAACCTTAGGTGCCCGGTTGAGCGCCCCGATCTCGACTGCTGCGCGGATCATGACGGACATGGCAGCCAGCTTGCGGTTGATCGTAGCGTTCGACAGTTCCTGTTCGGAAAGCTCAGCGATGATCTGGTCGTAGTGGAAACGGGTGAAATCGGAGACTTCGAAGTTGCCGCCGAGGATCTCGACGCACTGCTTGCCGGACTGGATGAGTGTCTCTGACGAGCGCTTGAGCTTCCAGTGCGTCTTGGTGACGTGATCGAGAAGCTGCTGGAGGGTTTTGATCTTGTGGCCGCTGTCGGCGCGACCATTGTTCTTCGAGGGGAGAGGCTTTCCGGTGACCAAGGCTTCCTTGGTGTTGATCTCCCATCGCTGGGCGTCGGCCTCGGTGTCGAAGGTCTCGCGGTATCGCGTCCCTTTCACCATGAAGTCGGCTTGAAACGAGTCGCCTCGCTTTCTTACGGCCATTCTAGTCTCCTGTGAGTGCAAGGATGCGCTTGTAGAGCGCCACTCCCTTCTCCTTGAGGTGAACTCGCTTGTTCCGGGCGTCGATGGCGTCTTCCTTCCTTGTCAGGAGGTTCAGGCCTTCTTGTCCGTTGCGGTGTGTCTCGCTGAGAAGAGCAAGGTTCCGGCTGAGGCTGGCCTCGGTGATGCCGGTAGTCTGGGACAGTTCCCGAGCAGTTGAACCCGGGCGGCTGGCTGCGGCCATGAAGACGACGATCGCTGTCGCCTGTATGTTCGGATCAAGTTCCCTGAACTGCTCTATCGCAGAGATAAAGCGGCGCGTGGACTTGTTCTCCGTGGTCGCGGTAATCATGGACTTCCCCTGAATAACGGTCTTACAAATCAGACCCTTGCACTCATGCAAGAGTCAGATCAGCCGTACGAATGTCAAGCTAGAGGAAGTGCGCCTCCAGAATTTCCACTGGGAAGGCGAACGTCCTGTTGAACCCGCGCTCCCGAAGGGCAGAAGGCGCGGTCGTCTCGGTGCAGTGCATCCCCCTCTGGGAGCAAAGCTTGAGAAGAGCATCATACTCTTCGACCAGTGCGGTGACCGGGTCCTCAAGAAACCCGAGCATTTCCGGGTTGCGTTTGGCAATGAAGCCGAAGGCGGTGTCGTAGCCAGCCGATGTGGAAGCATCGGCCAGATTGCGGTACTCGTTGGGGACTTGGCCTCCGGCTGGTGCCTTGGCCAGATCGAGAAGCGCCCCCACCCTCTGCTTGATGCAAGAAATAGGAAGCATTGGACACACGACAGGCCCTACGCCGCCGTGCGTATTGAGTTCGAGGTTCATGATTTTCCTGTTTTGCTGCCGTGCTGTCTCGCCGGGAGTCGGCCGATATACGACTCGCGCTCAGCTTTAGCATCTGCTAATTCTGATTCACGAGATCCTGTCGCTGTCTCCTTGGTGTGACCAAAGAGATAGTGAACAGAACGAGAACAAGCAAGGACTATTTTCCTACAGACTCCCGCTCCCCAACGTGCCTGTGGATTATATTCCTATGCGGCCTGTGGGATGAGGTGGTATCGAGCGTAGCGCTGACCAGTGTGGTCGTGCTTGGTCTCGGTCTGGATGTCCACCCCGGCTTCTTTCAGTTCGCTGATGCGCTTTGAGAGCGACCGAGCGCGGATCACGCCACCGGCTTCGATTGCCGTGAGCGAACCCTTGGCACGGAGCAGCGACAGAACTTCTGCAGTCTGCTTCGGCAGCCGGTCGAGCTGGATCTTCGCACGTTGGCGGTGGAGGCCCATGCAGCTCGTGTGGATGAAGCGAAGGGTCGTATGGTAGTCGAGGACCACGCTCGGGGTCTCCTGCCCCGTCTGGAGCATGGTGCCCTTCATGCCGACCGACAGAATGCCTTCCATGCCTTCCGGCACCTTGATCAGGGTGAACCGGCGACCAGTCAGGGACTTGGCCACGCGCTTTGCCCGGGTCCGCTTCACGGTTGGGTCGTTCGTCCAGACCATCAGGCCGGTGTTGCCGTCGATGTACCAGCCAAAGAAGCCCTGCCCGTTCTCGGTGACGTTGGTCAGGTCGATGTCAGCGCCGATCTCGGCCCGGTTCAGGTGCCAGCCAAGGCCGCCCTTGACGAGAAGCGCGATGCGGTCGGTCACCTTGATGGCTTCGACCGGGGTCTGACCGAGGCTTCCAGTCGTGCTGTTGTCGCGGAACCAGAAACGAGCGCCGAGGGAGAGAGCTGCGAAGGCTGCCTGAGCTGCTGCGGGGGTCGTGTTCATGTGGAATGTCTCCGAATGATGGGATGTTGTGGAGGGATGCGGCGTCATGCCGCTTGGAAGCGATGCCCGGTCACAGACCAGTGACGGGACAGGCGGTCGAAGCGAAGGCGGATGTTGGTGCCCCACTTCTGGCCGGGAAACTTGCGGCGGTAGCTGCGGAGGAAGTCGAGGGCCTTGCCCTTGGTGAAGAACTCCTCGTCGATGTGGACCATCTTCATGGGCCACCGCCGATCAGGAGGCAGAGGGCGACCACGAAGGCCACGACCGAGCCGAGCGAGAGGCAGGTGTGAAGGACGCCGCCGTCGAACTCGCGGAGATACCAAGGTGAAGAGGGAGGGTTAGTCATGGTGTGCGCCTTTGACGTAGAACCAAGCCGCCCCGAGGGTGAGCAGGGACAGGCCGATGGCGATGATTTTGATGGCTTCGAGGGTGTCGGCAGAGGTCATACTTTGACCCCGCTCGGGAGCTGGAAGCGGTCGTAGAGCCACGAGCCGCCGAACTGGTTGCGGATGCCTTGGAGGATCGCCCCGGTGTTGTCGCCGCCCGGGCCGTCGCGCCAGACCCGAGCGTTCTGCCAGTAGGTCATGGTCAGGACGTTCTTCCACTTGCGGCCATGTGCCTGGGCGAATTGTGACAGCGCCTCGACCTGCTCAGGTGTCGGCTGTGGGTAGTCGATACGGATCATCGGATCTCAACCTTTCCCCGGCGACCGGCCATGATCCGGGCCACCGTGATTGCTTCTTTGCGCTTGGAGTAGGAGCCGAGGTGAGCGAACCACCCCTTGGTCTCAGACCCGAGGGTCCATGGCTTGGAGCCCGAGCCGTTCTTGCGGATGACGTAGGTCATGGTCAGATCTCCTCGTTCAGCTTGGAGACTGCAGCCTCGATCTCGGCTTGGGTGTCGCCGGTCGTGATGATCTGGAGTTCGCTGCGCTTCCATCCCCGGTCGCGCATTTCCAGAAACTCGTCCCAGACGGTGTCGCGGTCGTAGTCCCCGAACTCGATTGCCCACGGGCAGCCCGGTGATCCGTCGATGGACAGGAGGGTGAAATACTTGCGGTTGGCCATGGCCATTGTCCTTTGAGGATGCCCCACGGCTGGCCCGACTGGAGGTCCAGAGCCGAGCCGCAGGGTGATTTGTTTGCATGGTTGCAAGCTTTAGCCGACGACAAAGCCCGAGGTGTCGGTCTTGGCAGAGCCCTTGGCATAGAGGCCGACGATCACGCCCTTGGGGTCCGTGAAGCGCAGGTCCGTCTTGTCGCCGTCGAAGACCACCCGGTTCATGAAGCGCTCGTGGCCTTCCATGTGATCCGAGAGGCCGATCAAGCTGTCGCGCAGTTCCTTGGTCCGGTAGACCACGGCCACGCTCGCGCCAGTGTCCTTGACGGCTGCGATGATGGCGTCGGCATAGCGCGGGTTAGCCTCGCTGTAGCTCAGGGTCAGGCTGTAGTTCGACGGCAGGTCACGGTAGGCCCGCTTGTAGACCTTGGTGTAGTCGTAGAACTGGATCTCAGGGAACAGTTCGAAGACCGAGCCACGGATCTCCCCACGGTTGGCGTAGTGGGCCACCTCCCATTGTATGTCGCTGGTGCCGTTGAGGCGAACCGCTGGCTTCACGCCCTTGCGCTGGCAGTAGGAGACGAACCGCTCAAGGTCAGCGACCAGCTCAGCCATGAAGGCAGTGCGGCTGGCGAGGTAGCGCTTGGTCTTGTTGATCCGAGCGATCTGGACGTTCGAGAACTTGCCGCGACCGGCAGTGTTGAGGCACCCGGCGACACATCCGGCTTGCTCAGCCATGGGGCAGACATTGGCCCCGGCGAGGTTGAATGGTGCGAGATACATGATGGCGGTTTCGAACTCGTCGTCGCCTTTGACAGTCTTGGCGTTGTTGCCAGAGCGGATCAGGGTGCCACGGAACATGGTCTTACTCTCCTGTTATTGTTTGCAAGGATGCAGGTAATTGGACGCAGTTATGCGGGTTCGAAGGTCTCTTCGCAGGTGAAGAGCCACCCGTTGACCCAGATGAACTCTTGCTCATCCATGTCCCAAGCCTTGAAGCGTTCCCCAAGGTCAGCGTCGGGTTTAACCAGCAGGTAAAGCGTGTGGTGGATGCTTTCGGCCAGAATGGCCTTAGTGAAGCCGTCCAAAACGGCCACGTTGTCAGTCATGGGTGAAGTCCCCGGTTGCTTTTGGCTAGGGACCGACAGGCTTTGCTGTGGTCTCCAACCAAGGGCAACGCCTTGTGTTTGGTAGTCAGGTTGGTCCCGTTGTTCAGGGCACGGTTTCCTAGCCCTACAGCCGGTGGGTCGCTGGTTAAGACTGTCGGTCTCCCGTTCAGCCTCCATTCCCGCAGTGTCCAAGGTCTAGGCCCGAGGTAACCGCTAAGAGGGAAGCATCCCGCTTGATTGTTCCGACGCCTTGTCGCATTACCGGACGGCTGTCGTTTGTTTCTGTCCGTAGTCGCCCCCTTGTCAGGGCCGAGGCCGGATCGTCTAGCGATGAGAAAGAACACAAGCGCCCCTAGAGGCCTTCTTGCACCGAGCCGCTCTGACCGGCCCCACCAGCCCCGGCAACCCGTTCGTCTGGTGTGATTAGGTTCTCTCATATCGTTTGCACCTTTGCAATCATCTATTTTCGAACCGTTTGCACTTTCCTGCTATCCAATTGCTTTCATTGGATTCTTTCTTGGGCTCAACCCGAGCCTACCCCATGCAATCGTGCAAGCGAGTGTCAATTCACCCATGCAAACCCGAGCAAATCACCCGTTCCACCCGAGCCCCGAGCCCGGGCAAATCACCCGAGCCCGAACCATGGCAGAAATCGCCCAGGCATTGCCCGAGCCCGAGCCCCTGCCCCTGCCCCTGCCCTAACCATGGTTATAACCTTGGTCTCATCCTTGGCCCTAGCGTGGCCCCTATTGCCACCCGAGCCCCAGCCCGAGCGCCACCCGAGCGGGATAGACCACCCCAGCCCCTGCCAAGCCCCTGCCAAGCCCCGAGCGCCACCCGAGCCCCTGCCATGGTTCCGGCAATGGCAAACAGCACCGATAGGCGAACACACGCCTAAAGCTTTCAAGCCTTGGCCCTATCCCCAGCCTATCCACCGCCTTTCCCCAGCCTATCCACACGCTAACCGGATCTAACATCTAGACTAGGCCGTTTTAATCGTTGGTCTTTTTGCGTCGGCGTGACAATAGGCGTGACAATGCCCCTCGTCGAAAGAGACCAGAGAACGCGCTGCGCAGGGGGGTGCCCGGGGGGCGCGAGTTGTGCCTTTGATCTGATGGGTCGTTCAGAAATTTCCGACAAAACATTCCGGGGTGGAACCACGGCTCTGGTCACGGTATGACCACGGTCATGTCCCGACACGAAGATCTCCACAACGCCTTGGTCGAGCTGCTGACGAAGCTGGGGGCTGCACCAGACATCCCCATCAACATCCTGACCATCGGCCCTACTCTGGTGGACCTGGGCTTCTCTCAGGACGAGATCGTCAACTCGCTCTTCTATCTGGAGAGCCATCGAAACTTAAAGCTCATCCCGGGGAACAGGCTTCAAGTTCTGAGCCCTCCGTCGAGCTGGAGACCACCATGCGATTGATTGCAGCCACGATTCTATCCCTCGTCCCAGCCATGGTTCAGGCTGCGGATGGGAACCAGCTTCACGAGCTGTGCAGGAGCGGCGATGCCGTCTACTACGTCTCAGGTCTTGTCGATGGGCTCATCCTGACCAACTCGGCCAAGAACCTGTGCATCCCTCGGTCAGCGACCACAGGCCAGCTCAAGGACGTGGTCTGCAAGTACGTCAGGGACAACCCACAGCTCCGTCATCAGCAAGCCCCTGCCCTGACCTACAGCTCAATGAGGTCTAGCTTCTGTTCCGAGTAGGAGGGGGAGGATCTCTCCTCTCTCCCCTCACCCATGGTCTTGACTTCAGGCTCCCATGTGGAGCTTTGGTCTGAGCCAAGAGTCTATCCCTTGACCTAATCCTCCTGTGTGGAGCCATGGTTAGAACCATGGCTATAACTAGGGTTTGAACCCCAGCGTACCTATTGTGGTCCCTATTCGATGGGGAGCCCCGGGATGAACCCGAGGCCCCTGCACTGGCTTAGAACCACCGAGGAGAGGCTCCAGCCGATCCGAGGACGCCTTCCATGAACAGCGCGAGTTCGGCATCCAGCAGCTCCTGCTTTCGCTCTTCCACGGCCTTGGTGTTGTTCCGGCTCATGTACTCGACCCAGTGGGCCACAGCTCCTGCCACGGCGTCCAGACGGTCATCGTGCGAGAGAGCGCCACGCTGCCGAGTGACACGGGTCATCTGGTAGAACAGACGCATCCGCTGGATGTCATCCTGCAGGTAGCTGGTGGTCGAGTTGTAGTCCCAGTCGACGACCGAGGAGCAGACCACCAGACGGTGCTGGTTCATGATCGGCTCAAGCGTGTCGATGATACGGGCTTCCTTCTGGACCTTCGACCAAGCTGCGTCCTCGACCGAGCAAGGATACAGGATCTGGCCCTTGGCACGGAGGAGCTGGGCGAACATGCCGTCACCGAAGTTCGGCTCGACGAGGATCAGGTTGACCTTCTGCTCCTTCGCATCCGACAGGATACGGGCCAACGTGGCGTCCGAGTAGCCCTCGCCTCTCACGGCTCCGACCTTGGTCAGGAACAGGAAGCCATGGAGCATCTTCACGACTGCCCACGAGGTTTCGTCCTTGCCTCGACCGGAGGGGTCGACGAACATGACGGAGCCTTCCCAGTCCAGCCAGTCCTTGGACAGGAACATGGGCCGGTAGTAGCGGTCGCCCGGGAGGCCAACCATGGGCAGCTCTTCGTAGGTCAGATCGGGGGCCGAGGACCACACGACCTCTGCCGGTCCCTTCGCCGGGTTCAGGCCCATGACGATCAGATCGGACAGCTTGAGCGGGAACTTGTCCTCGTCCGACAGGCTGGTATCCAGCATGAACTGCAGCGAGAAGCCCGAGCGTCCATAGGATAGCTCTCGTTCGTCCAGATCGACCTCAGAGAAGCGTTCGGGGTCCGTGGACATGCCTACCCTGTCGGGATCAGCTTCAAGCTCCTTGGTGATCAGCGGGGCCAGACGAGCCCCGTACTTCGCCTGTCGTTCGGGATCAGGATAGCGCCCGGGCCAGATCCGAGTCTGATAGCCACGGGCTGGCAGGAGGTTGTAGATCGACTGCTCGGTCTGCGGCGTTCCCAGATAGATGATCCGGCCACCGGGCTTGAGGACAGCGTCAAACTCCTTGATCTGCTCAGACAGCTTGTCGCGCTTGAGCTGGGTGTCGGAGTTGTTCACGACCTCGATGTCGTCCGCGATCAGAACGTCAGCACGAGATCCAGCGATCTGCGAGTTGATGCCGAGCGACTTGACCGAGGGGGCGTGTGAAGCCCGGGCCGGTCCCACGTCGAAGGAGACCTTGGAGAAGCGTTGGTCAGGACCTGGGCGAAGGTGCGCGAGGATCTCCATTTCGAAGATCAGGCGAAGGGTGAAGGTCGAGAAGTCGTCGGCGCGTTGCTTGGAGGCCGAGATCACGAGGATGTTGAGCTGCGGGTTGCAGTAGAGAAGCCAGCAGACGAATGCCGATGTAACCCAACTCTTGCCGACACCACGGAACGCCTGAATGATCATGCGCTTGGGGCCGTGCTGGAGGTAGCGGCCCATGTCGTACTGGACCTTGGTAGGCTTGGGGAGATTGAGGTGCTGCCAGACCACGAAGAGGAAGTTGCGGAAGTCGCGGAGCGGGTCGGCTGCAGAAAGGGTCGTACCTGCAAGCAGGTCGTTGGTTGTCTTGGTCACTGATCCTTGGGTAGGCCACAGAACGTCCACAGCACCCTGCGGTCAGGGGCTTCCAGCGCGTTCTCGATGTTGGATGGGGGATTGGGCCGGGAGGAACGAACGCCTCTCTACGGCCCTGTGCGAAGGCTAGTGGTAATGCTCTTCTTCGTGTTCCTCACCGCCGAACGGGAGGGACTGAGCAAGCTTGTCGACAGCGGAGTTCGTGGTGCCCGGCTGGAGAACCGTGCCCGTGTCCTTAAGGAACTGTCGAACGACATTGAGGGTCGCAGCGTCGGGAGTGACGCGGACGATGTCGCCGCTGTCCTTGTCAACTACAGCCTTGCCCTGATCTAGGGTTTCAGCCAGCAGCTCAGCGAATTTGTCGAAGAGGCCGTCCATTGCGGACTTGTCGGTCTTCATGCCTTGGGCCTCTCCTTGAAGAAGGTGTCGTAGACCTTGGACATGATCTGGACGATGAGCCAGACGAGACCAACGATCGGTGCGAGGGTGGCAGCAGCTTCGGAGACAGTCTGTAGCGAGGGCAGCCAGAACGGCGATGCTACAGCTCCAGCAGCAACTGCCGTGGTGGTGTGTTCCACAAACTTGGTTCCTGTGTGAGATAATTGGGTAAGCCCCGGGCCGAAGCCCGAGGTGGATGGGTTAGAGGGCACTTGCCCATTTCCAGAGATCATCGACATGCTCCGGGGGAAGGCCGAACGTCTCAGCGACATCGACCAGCAATGGATTGAGACGCTCGTATTCGGAGGCGTACTTCCACTCGATCAGGTCCAGAGGATCGCTGAGCGTAGCGGAGACATCATCCTCCATGATCCCGATAGAGGCCAATGCCAGCAGAAGCTGACGCCGCGTAAGCATCGGCAGCCTCCAGCGGACCTCGTCTGGGGTCTTCGGGACGTAAGGCGTCACTGGTTTGCCAGCGTTCAGCCAGTCGGTGATTGCCGCCCGAACCTCCACAGCAATGCCGTGGGTGTCCGAGGGAGTGGAGGAATAGAGGACCGTCTCGGTCTCTGTTTCCCCCTCAAGGATCATCTCGATGGTGGCAAGGAAATGATCCGGGTTGGCCTCTGCCGCGAGAGCGGTCAGGGCGATGAGTTCAGTCATTAAGCAACCCTCTGCAGGAGTACGTATCGGTCGGATGCGGAGAAGCAGCCTCGTGCCCTCCAAGTGCCGCTCAGGGCCGCACCATCACCATCCACCATGAAGCGCTCGTCACCATCGTTGCGCGGCGCGAGAGCCGTCTGTCTGGTCACCCAGCTCGGCTTGTGGACGCAGAGGATGAACGACCCAACCGGGAAGTTGGTGTTGGTGGACGAGGAGCCAGTGTAGACATCGAAGCCACCTTCGGGACCCTGTGGTCCAGTAGCGCCGGTTGCGCCTCGGGCTCCGGTTGCGCCGGTCGGACCCTGAGGACCCTGAGCGCCCTGTGGGCCGGTAGCTCCGGTTGCGCCTCGGGCTCCCTGCGGACCAGTGTCACCCTTCTGGGAGACCATGGACCAGTACGAGGGCTGACCATCGGGCGTCCGGTTGTTGGCTTCTGCGATGCAGATGTAGGAAGCGCCGCCGTAGAACACGACATCGTCAACCCGGTAGGTGGTCCCCGAGTTGTAGTTGCCCTTCCAGTTCATGCCCTGAGTGCCCTGCGGACCCTGAGGACCAATCGGTCCCTGCGGACCAGTCGGACCCATCGGACCCTGAGGACCAGTGCCACCCGTTGCGCCAGTCGGACCAATCGGACCTACCGGGCCGGTGTTGCCCTGAGGACCTTGGATGCCCTGCGGACCACGCTCTCCGGTCTCACCCTGCGGTCCAACCACGCCCTGCGGACCTTGGACACCTTGGATGCCCTGAGATCCCCGGGAGGCGATCAACTGCCAGAAGTCCCGGTTCGACACCGGCTGACCCTTGGATGCAGCGACGGCAATGTAGGCCGAGCCCTCGGACGGAGAGTAGACGGCATCGCGCTCTTCGTAGGAAACCGAAGCTTCCCAGTCGCCGCGCCAGTTCATGCCGATGACGCCTTGGATGCCCTGAATGCCCTGCGGACCTCGGGGACCCTGCAGACCAGTTGGGCCTCGACCGAAGTTGACGCCTACGGACCAGTCGCCCACCTCGTTGGAGAGCTTCCAGTAGATGGTGCCGGTGGTGGTGTCGATGAACGAGAAGTTCTTCGGCTCGGCATTGTACGCGGCTCGATCTGCGGTCGGTCCAGAGGCATCGGGATCGAAGCTCTTGCCCACCGGACCTTCCGGCCCCTGCGGACCTTCGGGACCTTGGATGCCGATGGGACCCATAGCGCCCTGCGGACCCTGAGGGCCTGTCGGACCAGCGATACCCTGCGGACCCTGAGGACCGACGATACCTTGGTTACCCTGCGGTCCCATGATGCCAGGAATACCCTGAGGACCCTGCGGACCCCGGATACCTTCCGGCCCCTGCTCACCCACCGGACCACGGGCACCAGTTGGACCAATCGGACCCTGCGGACCTGTCGGACCCAGAGGACCAACCGGGCCTTGATTGCCAGTCGGACCCTTGTCACCCGGAGGACCCTTGGGCATGTCTGCGGAGGTGAACGGACGGAACTGACCATCTTCGTCGAAGCCGAGGACGTTGTTGCGTCGGGCTTCAATGGACGGGAATGCGAGGGTAACGCGACCAGCGTCCGATCTCGGCGCAGCCAGAGTTCCGGTGACCGCGAGAGTAGCCTCGTCGGCTGCTTCCTGTGCCACGAACATGGCTTGCATTGCCTGTCGGTTGAGGTCGTCGGCCCGTAGCGTGGAGCCGTCTTCGATCTCAGACAGGAGGTTGGCGTTGGGAGTTTTGCGCTTAATGGTGACGAACTTGACGCCCTGCGATTTGGGGGCGGTGTTCATCGTGATCTGGTTAGATCCAGTCCAAGCGTAGGACCCTACTTCTTCTTCATCGAGCAGAACCTTGATGTGATCGCGGGACAGATACGGGAAGCTGAAGGTGTACGTCTTCTGTGTCCCTGTGGCCGGGTAGACCACGAAGGACCGAATTTCTGCGGCCATGTTTCCTTTGAGATTGTGGAGGAGGCCCTTGCCTCCCCCGAGTTGACGTTAGTTGCGTTCCCGAGGTGCGTACTCAGGAAGGTCGGAGATCATGCCGTTGAGGAGCATCATGATCGGGACCGAGTTGCCGAACGGAGTGATCCGCTGGAGCTGTCGAGCTTCCTCCTGAGACCATTCGCGATCTTCGAAGAGCCCAGCCAGCGACCGGGTAGCAGCCACCACGTCATCGACGCCGCCCGTTGTCGGGTTGCCGAAGAGCATGTTGGAAGCCTGTCCGGTGGTTCGGGTGTGCGAGAACACTGCGTCCTGACCAGCGGCATAGAAGCCGGTGTCCACGAGCATGGGGACTACAGACGAGACGCCAGAACGAGCAAAGGCTGCGGTGCCAATGCTTGTCCACGAGAGGCGCTTGTCCTCCCATTCCTGACGATCAGAACGGCCAATGCCTTGGATCTTGGTCTGCGCCACGTAAGCGGCACCGCCCATAGCCATGGTTCCCAGAGCTGATCCGATAGCAGCACCGTCGCGGAAGTGGAGAGCTTTCAGCGTCTGCTTGGTGTAGGCGCCGACCATGAAGGTTCGGAACTGCATGAGCATCTTGGCAGCCGGGTGGCTCATCCAAGGGATCATGTTGCCGATGTCGTTGCGCTGGATGATCTGGCGAGACATGCGGTCGGCTGCAGCGAGGAACGCTTCACGCGCTTCTTTGTCAGCCCAGTTGCCGAAGTGTGCCCGGGTTACCTTGCGCCCAGTGATGACGCCCTTGGCATACTCCATGTTGCCCGGTTCATTGAGCATCTTGAAGACCCGGTCGGTCATCGCTTCGTCGAGGCCCAGATCGGCCAGACGTGCCTTCGACATGCCCTTGCCGGAAGCTGCCATGTTGGCGAACTTCTGGACGATGGACGCAGAGGTCCAGCGTTCGAGCATGATGTTGGCCTGACGCATCCCTGAGATTTCAGAGGTGACGTTGTTCACTCGGTTCAGGGCACCGTCCACCCGCTCCCGCCAACGGCCAGCATTGACTTCCGCCAAGCCAGTCGTCTCGTCGAGCTGGTAGTTGTTCCGGTGAAGGAGCCTTTCGGTGCCAGTCCCAAGCCAGACTTCGAGATCGTCCGCGAGACCAGACTTGAGGATTGTCTCCCCGCTCTGGCTCATCATCCGTCTCACAGCCGGGACCTGAGAAGCCGCAGCCTTCACTCCGAGTGTACCTATTGTGGCCCCAATCTCAGAGAGCTGAGCGAAGCCGACTTGGTTCATGATGCGGGTGAAGTTGACCTTGCGAATTGCCCTCGACCACCAACCAAAGTCAGTGTTCTCGGCTGCATTCACGGGTCGGCCACGGATCGAGCTGTAGGCCATGTCGAGGTTGGCGATGTCCTTGTCGACCTGCTCCCTCGTCATCTTCCCCTCCCCGATCAGCTCAGCGCCACGGCGACGGACGAGCTGCTTGTAATGCTCGAAGTCACCATCGCTCTTGAAGCCATTGACCAGCAGTTCGCCAGTGCCCGGGTCCTTGAAGCGATAGCGGGAGAGCGCCACGATACCGGACATGTGTCGGGCGTAGGACAGGAAGTTCGACGAGGCATCCATGTTGATCAGGTCCTCGATCCCGAGGCCATCGTCATCCACGGTGCCATCCTTCCGCGCCACCCTCGGCAGCCGGAAGCTCTCATCGAGCAGGAGCCTGTGCTTGGCCCGGGAGTCATCCCCAGCGTCGGAGGTCTTCTTGAACCTCTGCAGGACAGCGTCCGCATCGGCACGAGAGAGGCCACCGTCTTGCGTCAGGACCTCCATGAGGGTCTCAACGTCTTCGCTGCCCATTGCTCGTACAGCGGCATCGTCGAGGCCATGAGCCCGGTTCGTGATGGCTCGGGTGAAACCCTTGGCCAGACGCCCGATCAGTTCCTCTTCCATGTCGGCCTGAGCCTTGCGGATGGCACCAGCGATGAGCTGCTCCATGGTCCCGTCGACGTAGTCCTTGGTCGCCTCGACGATCCGGTTCGCATCCCATTGGCGCATCATGTAATGCTGGTTGCGTTCCCACCGTTCGAAACCCTTGACGCTGTCACCGACCATGCCCTCGCGGACGAAGGGGTTGTTCGCCATTTCACCGACCTCGGCATAGAGCGCGGCCTGACGGTTGCCCATCTTGACCACAGCCGGGTCGTAGAAGTCCGAACGGCCCGGGCGTCGATCCCTGATGTAGCTGGAGACCTGCCGGTTGAAGTCGGCCTCGATCCTTGGACCATCCCTCCAGCCTCCCGTGTTCCGGGTGCGGAAGTCTTCCAGAGCCGGTCGATAGGTCCGCATGTAAGAGGTCGCCCAGCCCGTCCAGAAGCGCTGCTGCTCTTCCGAAGCTGCGATGGCGTTGACTGTCCCACCCTTCTTCCCGACGCCGTCATTAACCAGCCCTGCGCCCACGCGGGTCAGCGTGTTCGGAGACTTGTCCATCTGAGCGAACAGATCGACGCGGCCCTTGAGGAAGGCAGACTTCTCGATGTCGCTGTCCATGGTGAACTCCAGAGCCTCATCGTTGAGGAAGCTCTTGGGCATCGGAGCCCGGGCAGCACCAACGGAGCCGCTCATGCTGATCGCCGGCATTTCGCCATCGAGCTGCTGACGAGCTACCGTGGCGGTGCGCTGGAAGTTCACAGCCTCGGTCAGGGTGTGCGGGTTGCGCGTTAGAGCGCCGAGGACACCACCAACGCCGAAGCCGAAGACGGAGCCGTAGAGCATGTCCGTGGCGTCCTTGTTCGGGTTGACCTGATAGGCCACTGCCTCAGTAGCGAGGCCACCGGCTGCGCCACCAATGCCGTGACCGAGGATGCGGTAGAGCCGCTCAGCTCGACGAGCCCCAACCAAAGCAGGACCAAGGGTGGATGCTGCAGCATCGACAGCGAGACCCGTTGGGTCCAGCATCGAGTTGAAGACCCGCAGGACAGTGCCCGTGGCCCCAGCATCGGACAGGCGACGGTTGCGCTCGGCGTCCGTCTTGATAGCGTCCAGCGTCTCCTTGTAGTTCTCCTCGGAATGGGCCTTGGACAGCCACGAGCCGTAGGTCTTGGGATCAGCGCCCAGCCCTGCCAGATCGTTCTCCATGCGGCTGGTGGTCAGGCTCCAGTTGCGGTCCGGTTCGGTCTCGGATTGCGGCCTGAACAGCCAAGCAGTCGTGCTTTCGGTGTACCATGCGTCCGACTGGAGCTGACCAAGGGTGTATTCCTCACGCTCTGCCGGGGGCACGTTGTTCGGGTTGCCCTCGACGAACGGGATGTTGCCGCCAGCCATCGGGTTGTTGCGGGGATCATAGGTCTGCTGAGCCTCGTCGATGTCCGTCAGGGACATGGAACCAAGCTCACGGCTTTCGACCTGGCTGTCGCCCATCGGCTGAGCCTGAGCCATCGCCACGGTGTCAGGACTGGAGCCATCACCAAGGAAGGCAGCAGCCTTGCGACGGTGCGGACCCATGCTCTCGACCTTCTGCCGAACCGTGGTCTTGCCGTCGACAGCGTTATATCGACCCGGGGCTCCCGCGTTGACAATCGAGTACATGTCGAGGAGGCCCATCCCCGGCTTGAAGCCATTGTCGCGGAAGTAGCGACCCACAGACTTCACGGCCTCGGCCTCGGGCATCCCTTGGTAGTAGCCGTATTTCTTGCGCTGCGGCTCACCCATCTGGATCAAGCCAATGTGGCGACCCCACTTGGTAGTCGGGCCTTTCTGCCAGACGTTGAAGGTGCCACCCGTCTCGTAGGACATGATCGTGGCGAGATCGGTCGGGTCGGTCCCCAGCTCTGCTGCCTCTGCCTTGATGGCGTCTGCGAGGGCTTTGTTCATGAGTTCTCCTAAAGAAAAAGGCCCCGGGGTGAACCGAGGCCTGTGAGGTGGTTAGTCGTTGAGGACTGTGTCCCCGATCTTGATGCTCGGGAGGATGCTCCCCCAGAACTTTCGTCGTTCAGCCGCAGCGGCGTCATGGTCGTCGCCCAGCTTCTTCATGCGTTCGCGGTAGGCCTTGAGATCGGCGCCACGGAGACGGCCCCAGTTCGAACCAGCGTCGAAGCCCTTGAGGACGGGACCACCGTCATCGTTGACGACCACAGCTCGCTTGTAGCGCTTGCCGGTCTTCTTCCAGATCGGTGCATCGTCCTTCTCGGTGTACTGGTAGTCGAACAGCTCCTTGGTCTTGGGATCGACCCAGCCCTTCGAGCCATCGGTATCGACCGCATAGACGAGACCCTTCTGCTGGACGGAGTTGTTGAAGTTGTCCTGACGGAGCTTGATCTTCGTCTCCTCCTGCGTCTTCCGGTTCCACATGCCTCGGATGTCCTTGAGCGTGATCAGGGCGACCTCCTGCTTGTCGGTGTGCAGGGCCACGGCCACGTTCTCTCGGTCCACGATCTTGAAGCGGCCACCGGAGACATCGCCCCCGACAGGAACCACGGTCAGATCCTCAGGCTCAAAGCCCGAGCGTTCGACCACCTTGGGATTGGCAGCGATGAACTGGGCCAGAGCCTCGTCCACGGCTTCGGGGAAGTTGTCAGGGACATCGAGCCCGTTGAGATCGAGCATGGTGCCGTTGTGAACGGTCATGTTCTCCTTCACCGCCTTGGATGCAGCCGTGACTGCCAGCTTGGGTTCGACCCCGCCGACGACGAACTTCTGAGCCAACTGCGTGACCTTGGTCTTGACCGTGGAGAAGTTGGTGGGATCGCTATCGCTGTCGAAACCGAACCAGTTCTTCCTCGTGGCGAGGTTGTTCAGCTCACTGTCGATCTCGCGCTGGTACTTGCCCACCTGTTCCCGACCGAAGGCATCCAGCGGGCGAGACGTGGTGATCGCGAACTCCAGAGCTGCATCGTCGGACAGGCCGAGGAAGTCGGTGCCTTGGATGAAGGCCTCGGCAAAGTCGCGGTCCTCTTCCTTGGTGTAGGCCGTGATGCTGTTCTTGCTCTCCTGACGGAGCTTCCGATAGACATCGAGCTTGCCCATCAGGCGTTCCTTGCTCTCCGGGTCACCGAGGATCTCGGGAGAAGCCGAGTCCACCATGTTGCCCAGAGCCCGAGCGATGCCCGGGTGCTTGTGTCCCTGACGGCGGAAGTCCCGCAGCTCACGGAACATTTGCTCGGTCGGAGCCTCTCGCCGGGTCTTGGCGATCTGCGCGGAGCCACGGAGGTATTCGTCCTCGGCAGCCTTGAGCTGTTCATCCTTGGACACCGTGACCTCGCGACCACCTGAGGTCTTGAACGTGAAGTCTTCCACGCTCTCCATGCCACCGTTGCGGAAGAGGTCGGCGTTGCGGTTGGCCAACTCCTGTCGTGCCTCGGCTTCCGAGATCCGGTCCTTGGCCTTGGCAGCCGTGGCTCTGATCTGCTCGACCTGATCCGCCTTGTCGCGGTCCATGGCGAACGATCGCTCGATCCCATCGCGTCCCTTGCGGGTCCGGTTGATGAGGGCCAGAGCGTGATCCGGGTTGGTGTCGGCATAGCGACGGGCAAGGTTCAGGACCTCACCCTCCAGCGTCTCCTCGTTCACCCCCAGCGTCCCCTTGCTGCCCAAGACCGGGAGCTGGGAGAAGATCAGATCGGCAACTTTCTCAGGATCAGACCCGAGTTCAGCCTGTTGGTCGAACGTGGCACTGAGGTAGTCGTAGGCCGACTGGCCCTTCTGCTCGACGAACTGTTCGGACTTGCGGTCCACCGAGAACTTGACGGCCCAGTCACGGAGGCCGGTAGCGCTCCGCATGAAGTTCTGCCCGAAGTTCGGGTCGTCCTTGTAGGGGCTGTTCTCGATGTATTCGTTGATCTTGGAGGTGATGAAGGCGTCGGGATCACCCGCGTCCCAGTCGAACTCCTTGACCATCTGGTCCCGAAGCTCGGTGGCGAAGGTCCGACCACGGGTTGCCCCGGCTACGGAATGAGCTGCCTGTCGAGCGAACTTGTCCGCGAAGGCCGGGATCTTTCCCTCATCAACGAGCTGCTTGGTCTCGTCGTTGGTCAGCCCTTCCATCTTGCGCTCGGCTGCCCAGATCTGCCGCTGCCTTTCCTCTTCCGAGGGCTTCATGGTTGAGGCGTAGTCCCCGAGCGAACTGGAGAAGCCAGCCAGAGATTGAGCCAGAGAAGCCCAGCGGTTATCAGCCGATGGTCGGGCCGGGGCCACGAACGTATCAGATTGAATTGGAGCTGGACGCAGAGCGCCATTGCCCTGCAGATCCTGCACTTGAACCCGGCCTTGTGCCATGTCAGTACCCCTGTTTCGTCATCCTGTTGTGAGTGGTGAAGCCGTCCAGAGCCGAGGACCCGATGCGGATCGCGGCGTCGAGGAACGACGGTGGTGTGCCTTGGTCTACGGAGTTGGTCCGACTTTCGGCCTGAGCCCGGGTCGCGTCCATTTCTCCGACAAGGTAGTTCTCCTGCATTTGCAGGTTGTTCGAGAGCGTCCGCTCGTAGCGGCCCTGCTGCCCGTAGTAGTCTGCGATCAGAGCATCGACGGAGAGACCGGCAACGCCAGCTTCACCCGCAGCGACAGCGGCTGTGGCCCTGCCCTTGGCTGCGTCGACATTCAGCTTCTGTGCCTCGTTGGAAGCCGCCGCCCGTTCTTGAAGGATGCGGTTCTGTGTTGAGGCATAAGTCTCGGTTGCGGCCTTGTTGGCTGCAGCCCTGTTGTTCTCGTAGATCTGCTGCTGCTGAGTGTACTGGGCCTGTTGACCCATGTAGCCCGTGACGGCACTGGCCGCTCCGAGCGCGAACTGAGCGACAGCCATACCCACGGCACCTACGCACATGTGTTGGTTCCCAGTTTTGCAAATTCGATGAATGGCCGACGCTCGGCACCAAACTCAGGAAGAACCCTGAGCATGGAGAACCCGAGCCATTTCAGCCACCTAATGTGGACCGTATTCCGAGCATCGACGTGGTTGCCGAGCAGCGGGTAGGTTTGGTGGATCTTGTCGAGCAGGACCGGCGTGTCCCTGAGGAGCTGCCGTCTGTGCTTGAGGATTTCGTCTGAGGTCACCATCCAGATGATCCCGAACTGTGGGTGCCCGAAGACCGTGTCGACCCCGAACAGGCCGATGCACTCACCGTTGGCTTCCAAGGCCCAGGTCGAGCCCGGGGTGGCCACGGAATGCGGAAGAATGAACTCGGGCGTGATGCCGGTGTTTGCGATGCACTCGCGCCGGTCAGCTTCCCGAAGACGCGGAGCAAGGGCAACAGCGTCTGCCACCCTCGCCTCGCGAATGATCACCATTAAGTTCTCCTTGTTCGTTGCACGTATTCCCCGGTCCATTCCGCCGAGAGGACGGAGGACGGGAGGTAGCTGTCGTTGATGATGTCGATCTCGACCCTGTTGTTCTGCGACAAGATCGGAACCGCGAAGGTCCCGTCCCTGAGCGTGGCAACATCGACCCGGTTCTCGGGATCACCCATGAGACGACCGTTGTGGATGTAGGTCCGTGGAGACCGACCCATTGGCGTGACATCGACCCTGATGAAGGTGGACTTCGAGAACTGGAGCATGAGCTTGATGAGCTGCAGCCGACCCTCGGACACGACTGCGGTTCCGCCGCTCTGGCTCTGCTGTCGGATGAAGATCGTCGAGAGCCGGTAACGCATGACGTAGTTGATGCCGAAGAAGAGGTTCTCCTTCCGCAGGTCCCCAGCCAAGGTCACGGTGTCGACGCCCTTGTCCAAGATCTGGACCTTGATTCCATGGTTCATGGTCGAACCTGAGGTGCGCCCAGCGGTCACGCAGACGTAGTCGTCCTCAGTCGGATCGAAGGTGACGGGCACCACGGTCTTGTTGTCGTAGGGATCGTAGGATCGGCCAGACTTGCTGGACACGAGAACCCTGCGGTCGAGGCTGACAACGAAGTCCGCGTATTCGTCCACGGCCCCCGGCTGAACGTCCATCTTCTCGAAGAACACCTTGCCGCCTCGGTTGAGGACGAGGAGCAGAGTGCTGTCGATGAACTTGAAGTTCAGGATCTGGGTGACGCCGGGGAACTCCCACCGGGACCAGCTCGACTGGAGCTTGTCGTCGCCGTTCCAGTAATACTTGTAGACGTAGAGGGCAGCCTTATCCTTGGGGGAGTAGACGGCCAGCAGGTCTTCCTGAGGAGCCGCAGCCATGAGCGTGGGCTTTCCCGGGATGTACTGAGGAACGTGCGAGGTGACATCCTCGGCCTCGGCCTGAGCGTTGTCCGCATCCATCGTGTATTCGCGAACCATGGTGTAGAGGCCACGGTCCATGGCGAAGAACAGCGACCGGCCACTGGACACCGGAGCAACCTGAGGTGCGCTCGGGTAAGCCGTGGATGGGCGGATGGACACCGTCTTCTGCGTGAGCAGCTCGTTACCCATCAGAATGAACTGACGGCGGTCGGAGAAGATCACGAGACGGTCGAACTGAGCCTCGGCATAGTGAAGGATCGCGACCTCGGCCCCTACCCCGGCAACGTCGATGGGATCGTCGTCGAGGAGCGTGGTGGCCGTAGCCCTCCAGAAGTCGAAGTACGAACCGGCCCGAGACATGATCACGGACTCCCGGCTCAGGTAGCCGATGCGGTTCTTGAAGAAGAACACCTCGTTGATCTTCTGGCCGATGAAGCTCGGGACCGGACAGGTCTTGTCATCCCCGGCCTTCCTCTCGTCCCACGAAGCGGGTTTGAAGGTGAAGGTGCCGTTGCTCTCACGGACGAGAACATGAGGCATGGTGCTGGGGTCGAACGAGGTTTGGATCCCGGGCTGCGGGACCTCCTTCCAGACACCAGCCGGATTGTCGTCATCCTTGGTATCGAACCGGACGAAGTAGTTGTCGAAGTCATTGCCGGGAGTGCCGGTGATCTCGACAGCCGCACCGTTGATGCACTGCTGCGGGAGCGACGAGAAGTCTTGGATCTCCCTCTGGATCAGCTTCGAGGCATTGCCGTTGTAGCCGTCATCCAGCGCCGCCTTGAAGGTCGTGCCATCGTTCTTCTTGACGTAGATCACCCCGTTCAGGACCTTCACGTACCAACCGTTGTCCGAGTTGATGCCGCTGTCCTTGAGGTTCATGTCGGTGGACTTCCACGTCCAGTGACCGTTGCTCTCGCCGTTGACTGTCTTCTCCAGCTCGATGGTCTTGCCGGTGGCCAGACGCTGGGCGATGTAGCTCACGTCAACCGCAGGAGACTGGGCCGCGCTGTCCCCATCCGGGGTCCGGTATCGGGCGACCATCTTGCCATCAATGGTGATGCTGTAGGTTCGACCGTAGTTCCCGGCTTGGATGTTGAAGATCGCATCGCTGACGAAGTCGGTGGTCCGCTTCGAGCCCATGGCTGTGACCTTGGTCTGGTTCACGATGAACGTGTAGTCGGCCACGGTACAGGCTCGGTATGGAGCCACGGTCGTCGAGGAATGGCTCAGGTAGCCCCAGCCGTTCGGCGCGTTGACCGTCTTCTCTGTGCCGTCGATGTCGAAGATCCTGATCCCGTTCTTGGTGGCGAAGACCCAGTATTCCTCGGTCGTGTCGCGCTGGATCAGGTGGCTGAACAGGGGCGTTCCGGTGATGATGTCGTCGCCCAGAGCCGCGACCAGTTCGGTAGGTGGACGCTTCTTGTTCCCTTCGATGATCGTGGAGTAAGCGTTGACCTGGAGTTCGCCTTGGGTGGCGAGGCGAAGGGCCATAGCCTGTTGGCTGACACCATTCGCGAAGTTGGGGATGGACCCGCTGATACGAGCCATTAGCTCTTGCGGAGACCCGAGACGGCTTGGCTGTCGGTGAGCATGTTCGGCTTGGAGAAGCGAAGCTCCTCGTCCTTCATGGCTGCCAGCGCTTCCAGCTCGTCCTGCTTGCTGTAGGTGTGGACCCGCTCGTCACCGAAGTAGCGATCCTGATATTTCCGAGCGGCCCGAACCGTGACGTAAACTCGGGCCGAAGACGGAAGCTCTTCGAACAGCAGACCGAAGGTGGCATCCACGGTGACCGGAGCCTCGAACTCGTAGGTCTTGTTCGTCAGGTCGTAGAGCCGCAGACCACGCTGCACGACAGTCATGGCCGTATCGCCTGAGGCTTCGAGCGACAGGATGTTCGGCGGGAGCTGGACGGCCTTGTTCACGTCAGGGACGAACTCCCGGCCTTCTTCGCGGTTAAACCACCAGCCGCGTGTCTGGACCTCGACCGAGGTGGTCCTGAGGATTTTGATGGCGAGAGAACCGTCGATGACCACCTCTTCGTCGAGAGAGTTGATCGGGCTCTCAGCGATGACGCCGAGAATTTCGTTGACGGCCTCCAGCTCGGTCAGAGGGGCAAGCCCTTGAGCCATGAGGAACTCCGATGTTGGGGGAAAAACGAAAAAAACCGGAGCCCTTGCGGACCCCGGTTCAAGTTGTGGTTTAAGACCTTAGGCGATCTTGAGTTCGATTGCGCATTCGGGACGCAGCTTGCCGTGGCCGACTGCGTACTTGGCCAGCATCAGGTCGCCGATGCGGGTCGGGAGACGATCAACCGACATGGAGAGATCGAGGAGCTTGACCGTACCAACAGCGCCCTTGTGCATGATGAGTGCAGCGGTCTTGGTGAAGTCGCCACGGTAGTCCTCGGGACCAGTCGTGACAGTCGTGCCGTTCGGCAGGTTGGCGGTCTTAACCAGCGGGATGTCCGCGATCTTGACTACCTTGCCGTCCGCATACGAGCCCTTGCCGTCCCAGTCCTTGTTGATGACCTTCGTGTTCTGGGCCAGTGCGTAATACTGGACCGGCTTGACGAAGCCATAACGCTCGGAAGCGGGAACGAACTTCTCGTCGAACACTGCAGCAGCCTCGAAGAAAGCAGCAGCCATCACATCGCTGTCCGTGAGGAATGCAGCGTTGGTGAGAGCCGAGCCACCCGGGAGACCGTCGACTACGTTCGAGGAACGAGCGGCGAGGACGCCAACACGAGCCACGTTCTTGTCGTAGGCCTGAGCGAGTTCTTCGCCCATCTGCTTGGTGATTTCGCCACGGACTTCGAAGTGGTTCATCGCCTCGTCGATGTCCGCGAGGAACGCATCGGTGATGAGCAGGTCGTTGATCGTGATTACACGCTCGTTGGCCTTGAACACCGTGCCGAGGACTTCCGTGCCCGGGGTGTGGTAACGTGCGCCGTTCGTGCGGCCCGTAACCGGGAAGGAAGCGGACTTGCCTTCTTTGATGTTGCGGGTCATGTGCTTGTCAGCAAACTCGGTCGTCTGCGTGAAAGCGGTGATTACTTCGCCGGTCGAAACCTTGATGAAGTTTGCCTTCGCATCGCCAGTGCCGTTAGCCTGACCAATGCGCGAAGGGATAGCGTCTGCCATGTGAAATTCCTGTGTGATGTTCTGAGGTTGTGGACCTCGGTCATCGACACTGGCGATCTCTCGGGATTGTCCGGCTTCCATCCCCCGCAAGGGAAGGTCGGCGGGTCACCAATGATCTCCGTGTGAGTTCCTTGGTTCCGTGGATCGCCCTCTAAGAAGAGGCGGGATCAGTCAGGAACATCGGGGACAGGAGTTGCATGGCCCGGGGATTTGGATCAGGGATCACCCGGGCGTTAGAGTTGATGAGGACAGCAAGTCTACCAATGCCGATTACAGGTCATGGCAACTGACCAAACTCAAGGGGGATCACTTGATTGGTTGCGTAATCCTATTGTGGTCCCTATTCGGCTAGGGCAGCAATGCGCCAGAAGCAGTTATCAAAACGCGATGATGATCTCGCCCAGCTTTCGGTTCTCAAGGAGGACAGCGTGATGCCCCGGCTCATCACCTTCGGCCAAATCGAACCTCAAGATCTTCCCGCTTTGGCTCAAGTCAATGTTTCGAGATCGGTACGAAATGAAGCAGTTCTCAGTCCTGCAATAAACAATCGGGCGAACGCTGGTGTCGTCGTAGCGGCTAAGCGCGAGGTCGATGTCAGGAGCCTTGTGGTCAACCAGTTGGCACGGATATTTCGAACACTTCACCTCACCGTAAATTGGCTCGTGCTCACTGATGAGGATGGCGTAACGAAAAGTTTTTGCGGGGGCATCCTCTTCGGCGAACGCACCTGCTCCGTTTATGACCAACGCTGCGCACAGCAGGATCACATTGCGAAGCATGCGGCGAACTCCAGTAGGTTGAATCACTACTCTATCAGGGTTTCGCCAAAGTATGAATGTCGCGAAGCATGACGTCCGCTTCGGGCCGAGAGGCGTCTTCCGCTTCGCGCCATTTGCGGTCATCGTAGCCACCGGATCGTCACAAGGTCGATGATCATCGCGTAGGACACGCAGAACGCAATGAAGCCCATGAAAACATCGGGACGCTCTGTCGGCCAAAACAGAAAATGCACTGGAACCCATACCGTTGACATGATGACAAAAGCGTAGGCGAATTTCTCGTAGGCGCTGCCTTTAAGGCCAAAGAATTTCTCATCTACCATACTCGCGTAAGTCGCGCGGTTCTTGAGAAGATGCGTCCCAGAGTGGATGCTACTCATGAGGAATAGCCCGTAAAGTCCGTACGGTATGAACGCTCTGTGTCGGCCAAAATAGTAGCCCATGAGCATCATCGAACCAATGATAAGATGCACCAGGTATGAAAAGACCACAAAGTTCTTTATCCCAAACTTATGCATGACCATCTAAAGACCCTTTCTGCCACCAGTACCGCTCATAGTAGCCCGGCCATTTGAGGCGACAAGCATCCCCCACATCACGGTTGTGGAGTTAGTGCAAAGCAGTGGAGGAATTGTCTCTTAAACATTCTCAATTTGAGCGGTTCCGGTTCCAGAATTTCGTAGACTACTCGTTCGCCTAGGGCCGATTGCGGACTTCTGTTATTTTCCTGCTAGGCTGTCGTAGAAGCTGATCAGGCGCTTACCGCACTCGATCTTCTCCGTCTCGGACAGCTTGAGCTTGGAGATTAAGGTAAGAACCTCGGCCTTCGACATGGGTCCAACTTTGGGTCGGGCCACTGTACTATCGAAGCAAAGCCGAAGATCGGCAGGAAGCTCCGGGTAGAACAGCACTGGATTAGTCCCAGAGGTTGCGCAGCCGGTCAATGTCAGCGCCAGTGAGGCACTCACGACCAGCGTCTTCCAACGCATTGGCATACTCCTGTAGATCTGTGGTCTTGGTGGTGAGGTCGTTCAACCGCTTGGCCTGAGCAGCCGCTGCAGTAGCGTCGGCAGCCCGGGCAGTCCTCTCCAGATCGAGCATGTGCTGGGCCGTGGATAGGTTGCGGGATAGTTCGTCAATCTCAGCCGAGCGATCGGCATCAGAATGACCCTTGATGTATCCGCCGATGACGAGTGCCAGGACGACTAGCGCCGGGGCGACAAAGCGGATCAGGATGGTGGACAGTCAGGGTTCTCCATGGGGTTCATGGGGTTGCGAAGAACCTGCTTGTAGTCGAGGTGGCCGACCCCGATGTAGGTGCCGTAGAAGAACGGCGGGAGACCGGCCAACGCCAAAGCGGCCCCGTCTAGGCCACGGTTAATGGCGTAGAACAGAGCCGCGAACGAGCAGATGGTGTTGAGCCCGAGCCAGACCTTGGAGGTCTTTCTGCGGCTGGACTTTAAGCGGGATACTTGGCCCAAGGGAGCTGCCAGTGAGGACCGTCTTTGAAGGTCTTCCAATCACCGCCCCACTCGATGGGGACGTTCAGCTCTTTGGCTGCCTGTTTCACTGCCGGGGCCAGCTTGTGGTAAAGCGCCCAGTCCCATGAAACCTTGCCATTCGCCAGCGGTGCGATGTCAACTGCGTGGCCGGTGAGGTGGCGAGAGCGCATCGTAGTGGATGCACCCTTTGCGACATTGGCCCTCTGCTGCGCGATGGTTCGCACACCTTCGAGGACCGTGCAATCGACCGGAGTAATCTCGATGGCTCTCTTGATGACCCGAACAAGATCGGGATGGACACCAGTGAGCTTCGAAAGACTACCCCGCCCGAGGACGTAGGTCATTTCTTCCTTTCAGTTAGATGTTGTTGGACCGAGCCAGCTTGGCCTGAACAGCCGCGTTGAACGCCGGGTCCTTGCTGTAGCGAGGGTCGGACATGTCCTTGGTGACCTCGGCCCAGCTTGCGTAGACATCCGCGTTGGATGCCGGGGGCTTGCCACCACTCAGGAAGTTCGCCGGGTCCTTGCCGTTGGCGGCTTCGTATTTGGCCTTGAGCTGGCCCACTGCGATGGCTGCAGCGTTCAAGTCAGAGTTGGCGAACGATGCGTTGTATTCGTTGATCTCGGCCTCGGTCAGGGCGGTGGATGCCCAAGTGAACATGCGGTCGAGGTTCTCCTTGCCACCGGCCTCGTTGGTGAGACGAGCGGTGACAGCGTCGGCCAGAGCCTTCTGTCCTGCGATGAACTGGTCCACGGTGCCCTTGTCGAAGCCCTTCGCTGCCAGATCGGCATAGCTTGCTTCGGACAGGACGCCATTGGTGTTGAACTCGTCGCTCAGCGCGTTGAGGTCTACCGCCTTCGGGACTTCGGTCTCGTCCTTCGGCTTCTCCTCTTCGCCTTCCTTCGGCTTGTCGGCCTCGGCTGCTGCTGCGGCATCTGCCTCAGGCGCACCGGACTGCTTGGCTTCAAGCTCGGCGTAGGCCTTGGCCATGTCTTCCCACGAGGAGAACTTCTCGGGGAGACCTGCGGGGCGTTCAGCCTGACGTGCGGCTTCGGCCTTGGCGAGGAGGACTTCTTCGGTCGAGGTGGGGGCGTTGGCTGCGGCCTCGGCCAGAGCAGCGGCTGCCGGATCAACTACGGCTTCTTCGGTGGTCGTTTCAGCGGCTGCTGCCTGTGCGATCTGCATCAATAATCCTCGCGATTGAACGTGTACTTGGTGACGGTCTCGGAGGCCTTGGTGACCTCCTTGGGTTCAGTGGTGGTCTTGGCCTTGGCTCTCGCCTTGGCCTTGACCGGGGTTGTTGGTTCAGCCAACTGGGGCTCCTTCTGGGGTTGGTGCTGCTTCCTGCCTCATGCCCTCCTTGGCCATGCCACCCATCTGGGCGATGGCTTGAGGACCGAGCTTCTCGATGAGGGCTTGGAGCTGCGAGTTCTGGTCACCCTGAGCAAGCTGATCGTCGGTGATCACGAGACCACCATCGTCAATGCCAAGGGCTGCTGCGCGGCGCTTGATGTACTCGCCAGCGTTGATCCGGCGTCCGATCTCCTCGGGACCGAAGAGCTGGGCCAGACCACCAACGAGAGCGTCGAGGTTCTGGAGGTCGTTGCCACGGCCAAGAGCGTCGAGACCGGCCACAACTCGGACACTGGTCACGCCCTTGGGGAGCGGTGGGACCTTCCGGCTGTGTTCCATGCGCTTCTCGTAGAGACGCACTACCGGGAGCTGGAACTCTTCGGAGAGCAGCGAGTAGATGCCGCCCATGCCCTGCTCCAGCTCACTGGCGACGAACCGGATCTCCTCGGCCGTCACTCGATCCCCTGCCCTTTGGACAGAGCTGTTGAGCATGAAGGCGTAGGACAGGCGTTCAACGAGGGTCTGGATGAAGCGTTCAGCGACGGCGAAGTCGGCTTGCTTATTGACCTGCAGAGGAGTGACCGAGGTCGCCTCACCCGTGACGAACCCACCGTTCTCAGCGGCAGCCAATTGCTTGGGCTTCACCACCGAGTTGGGGTTCACGAGCCAGACCACCTTGGCAGACTGGGCCGTGCCGTCACGGAGAGCTTCGATCATCTTGTCGAGGGCACTGAGGTCCCCGATATATTCGTCAACGAAGCCGCGACCGTAGTTCTCGCCCTCGATGTAGGTCAGGCGCAGCGGCAGCCATGGGCAAGCATCCAGCGGATATTCACCCACGTTCGGGCCGGTGATGTCGATCCCCTCACATTCCTGCGAGACGATGTACTTGTCGCCGGATCGGGTGACGTGCGTGTAGACATCCACGTTGGAGTCTCGGGGCTTGTCCTGCACTTCGCGGATCGAGAGAACCTGATTGGCGATCTCAGCCGGAAGAGCTGCTGGGGACATGCTCTCCTTCACCACGAGGTCGATCCAGTTGCCCGAACCGTCGCGGTCGCAGACATACTGGTTGAGCCGGAAGCCTCTCGGGCGTCCTTCCTTCGGGATGTGCAGGAGGTAGTTGCCGCTCAGCAGAAGCTGGCGTGTCGCCTCGAATGAAACCGGGCGGAACAGGGAGCCGTACATTTCCGAGACCACGGCCCGTTCCCGGGCACTGAGGGCTTTCTCGACTTCACCACGCTGGTCTTCGGCTTGAGTAGCCTCTCGGACAGCAATGTCGTCGATCTCGTATTTGAACGGCGGGGTGTTGATGGGGAACAGCGCGAGGTGGATCTTGGATGCCAGGTTCCTCAGGCCTCGGGCTCCCAGACTTTGCGAAGGCTCTGGCAGGGTGGTCGACGCAGTGGTGCCGTTATCGGGCATCAGGTGCGGGACCGTCAGCTTGGCGGCTTCCACGGCCCGTCTGAAATACGGATCGCGGTCGGTTACCAGCTTGTCGTAGAGAGCTTTCGCTGAGACTTTCTCGATCTCAGCCAAGGATTACCGGGGCAGGTTCACGCCGGTCTGTCGTGTGTTGGTCAAAGGAATGACCAGTGAGGATCGACCCCGACGAGCGATCTGTGCGGAAGCTCCGTCAGATGCCGTGGCTTTGGTCGCCTCGTTCAGAACTGGGGCCAACTGGGCAGGTGCCGGGGCCGGAGCCGGGGCAATGACCGTGTCGGCCTTCTTGATCTTGGGTGTCTTAGGACACATTAAGGATGCCTTCTTCCTCCTGTTGGGTGCGAAGGTTGCGGAGGTAGTCGATGATCCGTTGTTCACCGACCATGGCTCCGATCTCGCGGTCTGTTGCGTTGAGCGTGACCTCGGAAAGCTTCCGCACCCCGAAGATAGCTTCGAGGTGGGAGACAATGGCTTCGGTCACATGAGGTTTCTGGTGAATATCCAGAGTCAAATCTTGGGACATGCTAGTGTGGCCCCTATTCGCGAAACAGGATGGAGCCCACCGACTGTGCATTATCCATCACTTCATGCCGCCTTCTCTGATCATTAAGCAGTCCCAGGGAATGGAGCTTGATCTCTATCACTTGGCGTGATGCTTCAAAGTAGGTTGACATGAGTACCAGAAGTTCGTGGTAGAGCCCGTAGTTGACGGGTTGGTCATCAACGAAGACGTAGCCGTGACTATGATTTCTGATGTCTAGCTTCCTTTGCACTTCATCCAGCACTATGCGGAAAGTATGGTCGGGCAGGATCAGGAACGACGCGAAGGCGTTGGCTTGGTATTCAAGTCGCTCGTAGTTGAAGCTTTCTTCCCCCACGCTGTCCAACATCAGGTCGCTGGCTATGATTGTATCGTTCCTAATGTACTGCTTGTGTTGCAAGCAGAAATGCCCGATCTCATGAGCAAGCGTGAAACGCTCCCTTTGAGGATTTCCGTGAGCATGTATCTGGATCAAGTTGCGATCGAAGTTCGCAGATCCCAGAATGAGTATGCCATCTGGAGTTCGAACGATCTTGTCGGTGTATTCTAGGTCGAGTGCCAGCTTGGCACATACTGCCTCCAGATCGACTGGCCCCTTCTTGTAATCAATACTTTCCAAGGCTGCCTGAGCTTTCGCTCGAAGAACCTCGGTTGGCACGAATGGAACTGAGATCCGACTGCTACTGCCCCCCTCACCTTTATGTCCAAATAGAAGGTCGCTGGTAAATTGCCCGACGGTGCCGAAGAATTTTCCATCGTGGTACGCAGAAAACTTCAGGGGCTTCACTTTACTTTCATCAACGAAAATCTGGGCTTGCATCAAGCGCTTCTCGACGAAGGTCCGTCCTTGGCGGTCAATGATGAACTCAAGACCATTGTGGTCATATTTGACGATGCCTAGTTTCCTGCTTTCGGCTAACTTTCTTGCGCCGCTTTGTAGCCGCGAGGATGTCACGAGGACGCCTTTGTGGGCATTCGGGAAGATCTCCTTGAGCTTGTCCGAGAACTCACGAACGTAGACCTCTGGCACGCTCTTCCCATAGTTCTTGCACTCAAAGACGATGGTCGTGTGGGGCGACGGCCGCCCCACGCCATAAAGCTCTATGACGATGTCGAACTCCACGTCGCCTTCTCGGTCTCTGGAGTAGTACTTCTTTTTCCGGTGGATCACGCATCTGTCTGGATCATGCGCTCCAAACACAAGCTGTCCTTGGCGCTGTTGGTCGAGAAGATACTCATGAAATTCATCTTCAAGCTCATTGCCCTTGCCGGTAGTACTCACAGAGGTTCCTTAGGTCTGGACGCCACCGTGATCATCTACCATCTTCAGGTGATTTGCTATCGGCTGTCGGTTTCCTCTCTATCCAGCCTCGCCAACTCACGCTGAGCGAAGAAGATCATCTTGTTGAGGTCGTAGCGTTTGCTGGTGCCGTCCTTGTCGCCAAAGCGGTAGCAAGCCTTGAAGATGTTGCCGAGGCCGAACTCCATCCGCTTGTGTTCGATCAGGTCCTGTAGGTCCGTCGCGTACTCAGGGATGTTGTAGTAGGAGGTCGAGCCGCCGTCCGACTTCACGGCTGCCACAGGATGGCTTCCTTCTTCTTGTAGTCGTAGTTGTTCCAGTGGAGGATCCGAGCCAGTCGAGCTTGCAGGAGAGCATCCTCGTAGGTCATGCCGCCCTTCTCGTAGGCTGCGACCACGGCTGGCCATGGGTCTTCATCAGGTCCGACCTTGGCAAGCAGGGCTTCCGCCTTCACCGGCCCGAAGTTCTTGAGCCCGGGATAGCCATCGGTCACGTCCCCGGTGAGCGTCTGCTTCATCCAGTTGTGCCGTGCCTCGCCGGGAGAGACCTCGACGATCTCGCCGTTCCTGTAGATCAGGCCGGGGATGGTGAGCATGTCCTTGTCCTGAGAGACAATGATCTTCTCGCCCTTGATCAGCTTGGGATGGGTCGCGAGGATGCCCATGGTGTCATCGGCCTCGATCCCCGGTTTGAGCTTCGCGCCCTGCTCTTCGATGAGCCAGCGCTTGACCTCGCCAGTTCCTACCGGCTTCCGGCCCCGGCCCTTCTTGTAGCTCGGGTAAATGTCATGGCGGAAAGTCGTACCCATGGAGAGCGTGATGACAGCCTCGTCGGCGTCCAGCTCCTGCTTCATGTTCTCGATGGCCTTCAAGATCGAGGCCTTCACTTCCTTCACATCGCAATGAAGGGTCCAGTTGTCGTCGCCCCAGTCGGTCTCAACCTCGTGTGCGGCTCCGGTCGATACGACGAGGATGTCCCCGTCGATCAGCAGTGTTCTCAAAATGTCTCCTCAGATTTCAGTGCAATAGTCGCAGCGGGTGCAGATGGTCTTGGTCACCAACACCTGCCGATGGTTTATCAGGGTGAAGGAGGCCACCGGGAAGGTCACCAAGCGGTGACGACCGAGGTAGCACTCCAGCTTCAGGAGCAGCCGCTTGATCATTTGTCAGCCTCGATCTGCCTGATGCCGTACCTGTCGGTCAGGTTCTGCTGCATCGCCTCCCTGTCCTTCTTCGTCATTGACGCGACGGGCGAAGGCCCAAAGCAGACCTGCGGCTTCCTCATGGTGTAGGCAGAACCACTCGGTTCCGGGGACGCGATAACCATCGAGCAGCTCGTGGAGAACTGCCTCAGCTTTCTTTCGATCATTGAATTGCCTTTGGGTGTGGAAGGAATAATCGCGGAACGGACAGTTGGTGTTCATCTGCCGCATCCGGTTGTTCAGGTCGTTGGTCAGACCAACTTTGCAGTAGCCGGGCCAAGCCGGGTTGATCGCCACGTAGACGAACCCCGGCTGATGCTGGTCTGCTTTAGTGTGTTTCCGCCCAGTTCTTGCCCTTGTCGTAGTTACCGGCAAGGTGGCAGCGGAATTTGTAGTATTCCCCGGCAAGTCGAATAGCATCTGCTGCTGTCCGTCCGACCAAGTCTGCTTTGTCTTCATCGACCTCTATTTGCCATTCGTCGTGGATGTTGCCGACGAACTCGTAGTGAACACCGGGGACGAGCCCCATGGATTGCAGGGTAAGATCGAGGATCACCAACCCGCGCTTCATCTGGATGGCACCTGCCGACTGCAGCAGGGTGTTGAGCGCAGCGTGGCCCGAGCGAACCGTGAGCTTCCGACCGTCGAGCCCCTTGAGGAACCCGTTCTTCTCGGCCTTCTTCTTCACAGCCTCGATCAGCTTGCTCAGCGCAGGGAGAGCCTTGAGGAACCGGGATCGAGCAGCACGACCGGCAGCCGTGACCTTCTGCTTGGAACCGGTGACACCGAGGATGACGCCGAGGTTGAAGTCCCCGGAACCGTAGATGAAGGCGTAGAACCAAGTCTTCGCCGTATCGCGGTCACAGCCCAGCGCCTTAGCGTTCTGGGTGTGCATGTCGGTGCCTTCCTCTTTCTTCCCTTCGAGGACGGTCTTGATGTACGCACCACCGTCATACGCGGCCATGTAGCCGGCCAGATCGCGCAGCTCCAGCGCATCAGCGTCACAGCCCACGAGCAGCTTGCCAGCCGACGCCATGAACAGCTCACGGCACTCATGTCCGAACGGAGCGCGGCCACTGGGGACCTGAGCCATGTTCGGCTTGGAGTGGGTCATGCGTCCGGTGACAGCACCGTTCGTGTTGACCTGACCGTGGATGCGGCCATTGCGGACGTGCTTGAGCCACGCTTCCTTGCCTTCGGCCAACTGCCCGATGCGCTTCTGGATGAGCAGGTAGCGGAACAGGATCTTGGCAGCAGGGAACTTGAGGCCTTTCAGGACCTCTTCGTCGACCTTCGGTGAGCCGTCATCCGTGAACTCCTTGGGCTTCCACCCGAAGAGCGTCTGGAGGCGGTTCGCGATGTCGTGCCGGGAGCCGGGGTTGAACGCCTTGAGCTTGACCTTGGAATAGACCGCGCCTTCGACGTAATGCTCCCGCACTGGACCGACATAAGGCTTCACCTCCTTGCCGGTTTTGTCGGAGAAGCGCCGGATGGTGACGGTGACGCCCAGGTCCTCGCGTTTGACCGACCGAGACTTGGAGACCTCGACCTCTTCCTCGAACCGGAACCAAGGTGCGAACTCCTTCGAGAGCTGGGCTTCGAGCCCTGCCTTCTCCCCTGCCAACTTGGCGTAGAGGACTGCGGCCTTCTTCTCGTCGAACGCAAAGCCATACCGCTCCTGACGGGAGACGATGGCACGGACCATGTGTTCGAGCTGGATGCTCTCCTCGGAGAAGCCCTTGCCCTGCAGCTTGAGCCAGAGCTTGGTGGTGACCTCCACGTCCTGAACGCAGTAGTCCTGCATGAACTGGGACCATGTGCCCCAGACGTAGGCCGTGAGGGCTTCCTTCTTGAGCCCGAGCTGGATGCCTTCCTTCTTGCGGATCTCGCCGTAGTCGCCCTTCCAGACGCCAAGGCGTTGACCCCAGCTCTCCAGCGAGTGACGGCCAAAGAGGTTCGGGGCGATCCACTGCTTACCCTCGCGCTGACGCTTGTCGCGCTGCCGGAAGTCGGCGTCCTTCATGTCGGCGTACATCAGCCGGGACATGATGATGGTGTCGCGGATCAGGCCCTCAGGTTTGAACCATGGGTAGAGCTTCTGGATTGCGGGGATGTCGAAGTCGACGATGTTGTGACCGACGATGCAGTCGGCTTCCATGAGGAGCTTGAGACCGAACTCGATCCCGGGTCCGTCATGGCCGGGGTTGTCGGAGCAGCTCCAGACCTCGCCCGTGTTTACGTCCCTGATGACCAATGAATGAACCACGGTCATTTCGGGGATGAGGCCGTTCGTCTCGATGTCGAAGACGAGGACCGTGGGGTTCGGAACCTCCCACACGAACTGTGCGAGAGGATCGAACTGTTTCAATGCTATTGAGCTACCTCCGTGATGGCAGCCACGACCTCCTGCCAGCGTTTGGCATCAAGGGTGATGGTGGCTGTTCGAGTGCTGAGAACGAGAGAGCCTCCCTTGCGGGAGACCTTCAAATTGGAAGGCAGGTTCTCGTTGGTGTGATCCTGCATCAGGCCTCCACCCCCGCCTCGATCCAGCCCTTGAGGGTCATGCTCGATCCACAGGGGACCCAAGCCTCGGCCCCGCTGTCGAAGATGACACAGGCACTGCGAGGTGGATCAGAAGGGGGCGTCGTCGTCGTCGCTGTCGGTGTTGCCACCGAAGTCATCATCAAAGTCAGAACCAGAGCCTTCATTCTTGCTTTCCGTTGGGTCATCCATCAGCTCGTACAAGCGGCCCGTCTCCTTATCGAAGAGCAGCCAGCCAGCGGGGCCGGTCTCTCCGGTGAAGCGGTTCTTGAGGATGCGCAGGGTGGTGATGTTGTTGATGGTGTAGGTCCTGCCGTTGTAGCGGATCGTGTTCACGTTCTGCTGGTTGCGCTCCAGTCCGATCACGAAGTCGGAGAGCTGGGCGATGGCGTGGGACCCGCGAAGCTGTGCGAGAGCGGTCTCAGCCCCCTGCTCGTGCCCCTTGTCGCCGCTCGGGCGCTTGAGGTGCGAGATCAGGAAGATGCAGACGTTGCACTCCATGGCGAGGGACTTGAGGGCGGTCATGGCGTTGTCGATCATCCGCCGCTCATCCCCATCCTCCTGACCGGAGATCACGATGGAGAGGTGGTCGATGACGATGAACCTCGCGCCACAACCCTTGGCGAGATACCGGACCTTGTTCAGCAGGTTGTCGATCGCTGTCGAGCCGAAGTGGTCGTAGAGGAAGATCCTCCCGGTTCCGAGCGTGGCGTCGAAAGCTTCCTTGAACTGCTCGGGTGTGACCCCTGTCCGGTCGATGTGCAGCGGCTTGTTCGCGCTGATGCCCATCAGGCCGAGGCCGGTGCGCTTGGTGTTCTCCTCCAGCATCATCATGCCGATGGTTTCGCCCATGGCGTGGAGGTGATGGGCGATCTCACGAACAACCGCGGATTTGCCGATGCCGGAACCTGCGGTGACTGTGACCAGCTCCCCGAGACGAACGCCCCGCATCATGGACTGGAGGCCCACGAACGGGAGGCTCATTGCCACCAGATCGTCCTCGGTGCTGATGAGGTCGAACATGTCCATTCCGTTGACGATGCCGTCTGGACGGACTACCTTGGCTTGCCAGATCGCGTCGATGATCTCCTTGACCGCACCGGCCTTGAGCATTTCGTTCGCGTCTTTGTACGGAGCTGGGAGCGTCGCCACCTTGCAGCGGCCCGGGACGAAGAGGTCGTAGCACTCGGCCACGGCTGCTTGCCCCGGCTCGTCCATGTCGAACATCAGGACGACTTCTTCGAAGCCGTTGAGCCATTCGAGGTTCTTCTTGAGAGCCTTGTAGGCGCCCTTCGCGCCGGTTGGGACAGACACGACAGGCCACTTGTGACCCTGTGCCTGGCTGACTGAAATTGCGTCGATCTCACCCTCGGTGATCACGATGCGTTTGCCGCCGCCTTTCCAGAGGTGCATCCCGTAAAGACCAGCCTCGCCGGTATCTCCAAGGAAGCGGAAGTCCTTCTTCTGGAAGCGGACCTTCTGGGCGACGATGCGCTGCTGAGTGTTTCGGTAGTTGAAGAGGCGGACAGTGCTGTCGCCAAGCTCAGAGCGGGTAAAGCCCCATTTACGGGCGCTTTCGACGTTGATGCCACGGCTGGGCCAATCTGTTGGCTCACCCACGGCGCAGAGACCAAGGTCCTTCCTCTCGCGAGGAGCCTCGATTTCGGTATCGTCTATGGATCTATCTCCGGGTTCGTAGTGGTCGCAGCCAAAGCAGAAGCCATGGCCATCCGTGTATCGGGCAAGGTTGTCGCGGGAGCCGCACTTCGGGCACGGCTCTTTCCGCAGGAACTCGCTGTCGTCGTCACGCATGAAGCGTTAGCGGCAGCCCGGGCATGACAGGCCAGCAGGACCCATGGGACCCGCAGGCCCGGGGATGCCGTAGCCGACCGGACCAACTGGGCCGATCTCGCCGCGCTCACCTCGGTCACCCTTCGGCCCCTTCATGATGGGCTTCAACGAGAACACGAGCAGCGTGGTGAAGACGGCGTTCGTCAGGAGGATCAGGAGATCGCTCACTGGCAGCGGCTCTGGCTTTCTGCTGCGGACTTGCCGAGCATGTAACCGCCGAGACCCCAGAGGAGGCCGTTGCTGCCGCCACCGCTCTGCTGCTGGATGATCGTGGTGTTGTTGGTGGTCGAGCGATAGGTCGGCTTGTAGCTGGGCTTGGAGTAGCTGGGCCGCGAATAGCTCGGGCGGCTGTAGCTGCGGCTGGAGAAGCTGCGGAACGAACCGCCGCTGCGGCCACCGAACTTGACCGGGGTCACGAGAGCGGAGCCGAGGAGCATCGACTGGTCACCGACTGGCGACTGGGGAGCTGGGGCTGGAGCTAGGCACGGAGCCGAGGGCTGGCCACAGGAAGCGAGGGCAGCGCAGATCGCGCCGACAAGAAGGAACTTGCGGATCATAGGGACCTCAGAAGAACAGGTAGATGAGGGTGGAGAGGAGAAGGCAGACCCCCGTAATGACGAGGGTCAGTCCGAGGGCTAGGACCACTAGAGCAGCCAGCCAGCCAGCACTCCGACCGGCACGGCGAAGAGGCCGACGATGCGGATCGCGAGTTCGACAAGGGTCGTGGAAGCCGTGGCCGTGACCAGAGCTGCGACATTCATGATGTAGCCGACGACGGCGAGAACGGAGGCGATGACGCCGACGGCGAGGATGAAACGCATGGGGATGTCCTTGTTGAGCTGGGGATTAGGCCGAGAGGAAGTCCGCGAACTTGGCGCGGAGACGGGAGGCGCGGTCGCGCTCGGAAGCAGCGGTTTCCTGCTTGTCTCGGAGGGTGTCGATCTGGGTGGCGATCTTGGTCATCTTCGCCTGTTCGGCAGCCTCGACTGCTTCGAGGTGAGCGAGGGCCTTGGAGAAGCCAGCGATTGCACGGTCGGTATTCGGGCGACGGAGGAAGCGCATGATCATTTGCCTTTCTTGGCGGGTTTCTGTCGGAGGATTTTGGAGAGGGCAGCGAGGCGCTCGGGCAGACTGGGCTCGTCGGTCCATTCCTGAGGGATGACCTTGGCCGCGTACTGGAAGCCGTGCGACTGGCACCAGATCGCGTAGGTCGTCTTCGACTGCTTGCTGATCCGGGTGTTCGGGTTGGAGAAGACGAACCTAAGATCGAGCTGCGGATGCTGCTGCTTGATCAGGATGTGCTTCTGGCGATCTGCCGTGAGGAACCGGCCCTTCGTCTCGACGATGATGCCGTTCGGAAGGATGAAATCCGGGGTGTATCGGTGGGTGGTCGCAGGTTTCTCGTAGGTGAGATCGTACTGCTCGTATTCGACTTTGACGTTCCACTCGGTCAGGAACCGGGCGTTCACGTCCTCAAGGCCCGACCGGAACCCATGAAGGGCTCCGACCTGAGCTTTCGATTTTGCCTTGGGCAATTAGAAGTCCGTGTTGTCGTCTTCTTCCGAGGAACCCTCGTCGCCGTCGCTGGAGCCACCGTCATCTTCGGTGTCGCCATCGTCCTGGCCCTCGTCTTCTTCCGGCTCCCAGCCCTCCTCGGCTTCGATGCCGTAGCGGCTCGGGTCAGCATCAGCACCGCCCGAGGAGAACTCGACGAGCTTGAAGATCTGGACCGCGACCGGCTGCAGGTTGACGATGGGGTTGCCGTCGCCGTCCTTGCCTTCGTAGATCTCGAAGGTGACCGCGTATTCGGAACCAGCGCCGACCTTGGCTTTCGGCACCGGCTTGCCACCGGCAGAGAACATGGCTGGCTTGCGGTCCCAGAGCTGCTCGTTGCCCGAGCGGCGGTCCTTCACCATGCGGTTCTTGACGCGGAGCTTGAAGACAACGAAGCCGGTCTCGCGCTCGTCGCCGGTCTCCTCGTCGGTGATCTTCTCGTATTCCCAGCAAGCGTTCTTCTTGAGCGGGAGGACCTTGCCGATGTGGCGCTTAGCCACTTCCTGAATGGCCTTGATCGTCGACTGGGCGTCGGCGGTCTTGACCTTCACGTCAGCCTTGTAGTTGCCGTGCTTGTTGTACTTGGTGTCGGGGGTGGACAGGCGCGGATAGACGGCGATGCCACGGGGGGTACGGAAGGTAGGCTTCTTAGCTTTTGCCATGTTTTGTTTGCATCCTTGCAAATGATTAGGCGCGATAACGCCGTTCTAGGGTGGCTACATCGTAGCCTTCGGTGAGAAGCTTCGTCTGGAGAGCCACGTCGATTTCGTTGCCCTGCTTCCAGATGAAGACTGCGGTCTTGAGAGCGAGGGAGCTAGGCATTCCACTCGCCCTTCATGTAGGCGTCGACGGCTGCGAACTCGGTGCGCTTGCCCTCGTTGGTGACGATGAGGTTCTTGATCGCGGTGAAGACTTCCTGAGGAGGAATGTCGAGGTGCTCCGCGAGGGCCAGGAACACAGCCGCTGCGGCCATGACCTGTGTGTGAGGGCGCTCGTCTTCGAGACCCATAAGGACCTTGAGCGTGGTCATTGCCACGATCTTGGGGTTGACGTTGTTCATTGCATCGCGATCAAGCCGGTGCTGCATTGGGGCCTCGTGGTGTGTTGAGAAAGACGATGAGAGTGATTGCTGCGATGACGAGGGCGAGGATCATGCCGCTGCCTCGCGCTTCTGGCGGAACATGGCCTTGCGGCGTTCCTTGCGACCGAAGTAGCCGTTGACCTTGAGGCCTTCGATCAGGGCGCGACGGACTTCGTAGCGCTCGGTCTTGGTCAGGGCTGCGAGATCGAAGCTCGGGCCGTTCTTGACGGAGAGGTTGTTCTGCGCTGCGCCCAGACGGATGGTGATGCCTTGGTTCATACTTGGGTTAATCCTTTGGCTGTTTCGTTGGTGATCGCTAGTGTGGTCCCTATTGTTTGCACACTTGCAAACATCTAGGCGAAGAAGAACCTGCTCTCCTTGATTTGCTCAAGGTTCAGGTCCCCTTCCGGGGGAAGCTCGGGAAGCTCATCGGCCACGCTAGGGCATTGGGCTGCCACCTGATCCCGAAGGGAGACCAGAGGGCGGTTGCGGTACATGTCGACGAAGACCTCGCGCAGGGTGTTCCTGAGCAGGGTCGTGTCACAGGCATGGGTTCCGTAGCTGTCGTGGATCATCGCCAAGCTGGTGATGCCCCGTTCGAACAGCCGCGCAGCCGTCAGGATCATGGCCGACGCATCCATCGAGTGGACGTAGTTCGGGCTGACCGAGGTGGACTGCTTGGAGTTGTTGACGGCTTCGGTCTCATCGTAGGCGGTGAGCTTGATGATCGTGCCGTTGATCCGGGTCTTGATGCGGCGCATGGCCAGCTCGGGATAGAGCTGATACGCAATGAAGCCTGAGGGCGTCTCCCAGTAGAGCGGAGCGTTGGCCTTAGCAGTGAGCCTCGCGACCTTCTGCAGCCAGCCCATGGCGTCCCTTGCGGCAACCACCACGTCTCCAATGCTCTCCCACACCAGCTTCGACAGCCAAGCGATTGCACGAGGCAGCTCGTCCCCGAGGTTCGGTTCCTTGCCAGCCGCGATCTTCTCCTTGACGGCCTCCTCGACATACTTGAGGCACGAGCGCGGGGTGCCGCCATACGGCAGGACCATGACCGGGCGCTTGGTGATCTTGCGGTCCATGCCGAAGGTCAGCCAGCTATGAGCCCACCGGCGCATTTCAGCATCGGTCGGCCCCTTCTTCTTGCTCGTGTCAGCCTCAGGCTCGAACAGCTCAGCCACATCGGCCAAGACATCGCTTGCATCATTGCAAGTAATTAGACGCAGCTTCTCCATCACACGGTCTGCGACCGCTTGATAGATGTCCTGCGGCTTGTCCGAGGGGATCAGGTTGACGGCTGCGCCACCAACGCTGTCCCTGAGCATGGCCGAGAAGTGCTGGAGGCCGTTGCACGAGCCGTCCATAGCGATCGGTAGGTGAGAGACGAAGGTCTTCGGGTTCTCGCAATAGGCTTGCCATTCGAAGCAGAACGCGAGGAAGCACCACGGGCTGTCGGCCTCGGTCCACCACTGGTAGCCGATAGGGTCCTGCGCACAGGCCCAGATATGGTGCTGGTTCTCCTCGACCCACTGGACCCGCTCCTCGAAGGAGACCTTGTCCACGCCATAGGTGTTGGAGCCCTGCACGGCCAGCCAGAAGCGACCGTCAGTGCCGAGTGGCTTGCCCACTGCGAAGCGCAGCAGACCCTTCACGTTGTCCGATCCTTGCGGATGCAGCACGAGCGGCACCGGATACGCCCTGCCCCGGAAGTCGAGGTTGTGCGGGAAATAGATAGCCGGTTCGTCCCGGAAGCGTCGGCACAGGGTCAGCAGGGAGTGCTGGCTGAGCCGGTCCTGTCGGCGGTGATAGTTGGCGGTGTGAACGTCCCGCGCAGCCCATTTCCATTTCTGCTTGGCCTCGTCGTTGGTGTCGATGTCGTAGGGCTTGGGTGGCAGCTCGATGTCCTTGAGCGGCACGACCCCGGCTGACGTGGATCCAGCCTTGAGCAGGGCCTCGAACACGTCCAGCACCTTGCCGTTGATCTGCCATGGCGTCTGCTGGATGGCGTTGAGCCCGAGGAAGACCTTGGTCAGATCCGTGGATGAGAGCATGTCGAGGTGGACCCGACGCGCCCTGCGGACCAGCGTGACCGGACGAACGGCATCCGAGTGGTAGCCGCCACCGGCAATCCCGGTCCAGTTCCTCGGTGGGATGATGGTCGGCATGTAGTAGGGGTTCAGCAGCTCACCACGGAGGAGGCTGGAGTTGACCCAGTCGCTGGCCTTCTCGGTCAGGAACACCTGATGCTGATCCTTGTACTGGCCCGAGAAGCCGGTCTGGTTCAGCGCGAACTCGATCAGGCCGGTGGAGTCAGCCACCAGCTCGACCATCTTGGAGCCGAGGAGGATGCTATCGTTGCGGCCCCAGCGTTCCCACGGGATGTTGTATTTGCCCATGGCGTAGATCAGGACCTTGCGGCGGTGGGCCTCATTGGCCCCGTCCTCGGTCAAGCTCTTGTCCAGACGGGCGAACATGCCTGGGTTCAGGACCGCGAAGCGCTCGAACCTTGCCTCGTTCTCCAGCGCGTTTGCCACGTTCATGGACAGGCCGGTTAGGTTGGTGATCGACTTCGACATGAGCCGACCGAGGATGGCTTTCAGTGAAATGTAGGCGACGACATCGGGGTCCATGTCTCGGACCAGCTTCGCGGCCACAGCCTTGGGGCCAGGGCGACCGGAGTAGACCTCCGCGATGAAGTGCTGCAGGGCGTCGGAGACGGAACCCACTGCCTTCTTGATCAGGAACTGACCGGGTTGGGTCTCCCCTCCCCGATCCTGTTCGATTTCCTTGGCCGACCGAGCTTGGTATCGAGCCGCACCGAGGTTGGACATGTCGATTTCGAGTTCGATCTGGCGCTGGAGTAAACATTCAAGACCGTTCATCATTACCTCTCGACGGGGCCGCGAATCAGCTCCGTGCCGTGACTTATCTTTGCGCAGGTGGGGGAATTAGTGCCGATACGAATATTCGCTAGGAATTACCGTGGCTTTAAGCATCTTGATGTAGATCTCAGCACGAACCTATTTATAACAGGAGACAATAGCTCCGGTAAGAGTTCGATACTTCTTCTGCTACAAGCAGTTCTACGTTCAGAACTTAATGATTTTGCTCAGCTCGATGAGAGACTTACAAGCGAGAAGTGGGATTTCTTTTCGCCTTATTTCTCTTACGCCGATGTCGACATCGGTTTCATAGCCAACGAAGGCAGCAAGCCGCTTGGGAAGATGATCACAATCAAGCGGCCGCCTCCGGGAGCGCCACCGCTGGCATCTAGAATGACTTGGATCGAGGACGGACAACGTTTCACGTTCAAGCGGTCAGAGAAGGCAGCAGGCCTCAAGATCTCTACGTTTGACGGGGAGCTTACCTCGGAGGCCCTCTATCATCTTCACCACGAAACCTCCGGATTCAAAGCTCTGCCACTTGATGATCAGTTTGTAGGCTCGGGAGCGAATTCATCTGAAGTCGTCTACAGTGCGATCCGCTCATTGCGCACAAATGACAAGCTGACCAAGCTCATGTTCAACAGCGTTCGCATAGGGCGCCTTCCTAGCACTCTGCACAGCGGCCCGATCCGAGGCCTTCCCGAGCGGTTCTATTACCTCGACCGGAAAATCAAAGCCTCTGGCACCCACTTCGCATCCATGTGGCACGACATGGCCGAAGCACGTGAAAAGATCGGGATGGAAGCTGTCAAGACGTTCGGCCGCGAGAGTTCTTTGTTTGAGGACTTGTCGGTCGAGAAGATCTCAAAGAAGGTTCCAAACTCCCCGTTGATGGTGACGGTAAAGAAGCACGGAAAATCGTTCTTGCTTAGTCAGGTTGGCGTAGGCGTCTCCCAGGTTATTCCCATTGTTGTGGAGTCCGCGTTTCAGGTGGACGATCCGAGCAGCAACATAATCCTGTTGCAGCAACCCGAACTTCATCTTCATCCGATGGCACAGGCAGCGCTTGGAGAGTTTCTATACTCCATGGCGCAGCGTGGAATCCGGTATGTTGTTGAGACACACAGCGACTACTTAATAGACCGTTATCGAGCGAAGGTAAGAGAAGACAAAGCGGGATCGGGCGCGATCCTGTTCTGCGAGAATAGGCCAGATGGCAACTTTAGCCATCACATTGCGATCTCGGAAGACGGTGAACTGCAGTCTCCTCCAGAGAACTACAAGGACTTTTTCGTGACTGAATTGATGCGGACGATGTTCTAATGGCGAGAGTGATTATCGATGTCTCTGCAGCCGGGAAGGAGTGGCTGAAAGAAATCCTCCCGGATCTTAGCAAGTGCCCTAATGTGAAGTTCGTCTATTCAGATCACGAGAAATATCGCGACGAGGCGGCGAGCAACATGTTTCTGGGCAACTTTCTGAAGCTGATGAAGCAGAAGCAGATGAGGGATGATACTGACCCCTCCATTTGTGAGCGCCTTATCAGAGAGTTGAACTCGCTGAAAGAGTGGCAGGACGAGCAGGCGTGTGACGATCCCCATATCTTCGCGATGGCGTACCAGAGGCCAGACGCCTTCGTCTTCACCTCCGATGCACGGATGGTCAAATGCAGGGGCTGCATGGCTGGATGCCTTGACAAGAAGTTCCGTTCTTTTTCTACGATCCAATCGCGGTCCAACTACGACGCCAACGAGCACAGGATAAAAGCATAA